CAGCGAGAGGCGAACAAGGTAAGGAACGTTCTCAAGTGGGAGCGGATGATTGACTGCAATTTTTGTGAGAAAGATTTCTTTTGCCGATTTTCCGCGCCGTTTGGAACGTTCTGCGATGAAAAGGCGTTTATGAAACACGTTAACAACTGGTTCAGACGTATAAAGCGGAGATGTGCTAAGCAGGGCGTTGAGTTTAAGTACATCGGATTCCGCGAGTGCGGAGCGTTGGGTAAAAACTGGCACCTGCATATTGTTCTGTCGCGCGAGGTGACCGAGATCGCGCGGGAGTGTTGGGAGTTTCAGAACGGCGGCGTTAACCTCAGTCCGCTGTATTCAAATCATGAATATAAAAAACTTGCCGAATACATACAGAAAGATATCAAGGGCGAAAAGCGGATGATGGCGAGCAGAAACCTTTTGAAGCCCGAGATTGAGGTCAAGCCTGCTAAAGTAAGAGAAGTGCGCAGGCTTGAGCGCGGTGAGATGATCGAGCCGCCGAAGGGCTGGTATATGGTGAAGGATGACGCGCAGTTAACGGTGAGCGACGTTACGGGCGCAAGCTGGTATTTCAAGTTCAGGCCGCTTGCTTTCCGGAATGATAAAAACAGAAGATTTTAATTTAAGCTGTCTTACGACGGCTTTTTGAGGTTGTTTTAATATGCAGAGGATAGCGTCAAAAATAAAATGCCCGTATTTCAGGAACATATCACGGCAGCGGATTATTTGTGAGGGGATTACCGACCGCGTTGAGTTCACGCCTATGCCGTTTAAGAACCGGGAAGAAATGGTTCAGTATATCGGGGATTTCTGCGCCTGTGAGTGTTGGCGCGGCTGTCCGCTTGCCGAAATGATTGAGAAAAAATACTGAATTTTGCCGGTATTATTTATTAAAATACTATATGCGAAAATCTGAAAAAATTGAGCCTTGCAGCGGCAATGACAAAAAACGCTGCAAGGCTTTTTTGATTTTAATAGCGTAGCTATTAAGGACTGAAAAATATATGAAACATTGGTGAAGCGTTTTGCGCGAGAATAAAAAAATGAGACGGTCAAAACGGCGGCGCGGCTGAATGTCGGTTTTTAGGTAGACGCAAAATAACAAAAAATTCTTGTAAAATAGAATAAAAACAGTGAGGTCAGTGCTGATGAGCGGGCAGGAAAATGAAATTATTGAGAACAAAGAGCCTGATTGGGCGAGTATAAGAGCCGAATATTTAAAATCAAATATCAGCCTAAAGAAGCTCGGCGAGAAACACGGAGTTTCATTGAGCGCAATGCAAAAGAAGTCTGCTCAGGGAAAGTGGAGCGAAAAGCGAAAGCAGCTCAGAGCGGACAAGGCTGAAAAAGTTAGTGAACGGCTTCATGAACGCGACGTTAAGCAGACCGTTAAGGATATCGAGCGGGTATGCAGGACTGCGGGAAAGCTGATTGACAAGGTAAACAAGGCGCTTGCTCAGATTGACAAGCAGGTATATGTCAGCCAGGACAGAAAAATTATTACGACGAAAGAAACGAAGAACAACGACGGCAGCGAAACGCTTGATCAGACCGTAAAGCGGAACATGAGAGTTAAGCGGTTTGAAACGCTTGCCGATACAAAAAAGCTTGCGGATCTGAGCAAGACGCTGCTTAATATCAAGGCTGTTCTGACAGGCGAGGACGGCTCGGCAGATGATACAGAGAACAGCGGAATTATTTTAATTAACGGGCAGGAGTTAATTGATGACAGACCGGATGAGGACAGCACGGCGGGTGGTATGGAAACCACAGCCTAAACAGGCGCTTATGCTGATGCGTGCCGAGGACGAGGGCTTTTACGGCGGCGCGGCGGGCGGCGGCAAGAGCGATTATCTGATTATTGAGGCATTGCGGCAGGTGGAGAAGCCTGCATACAGAGGGCTGATACTGCGTAAGACGGTGCCGGAGCTTGAACAGCTTATTGAACGCGCCGAGGTTTACTACAAGGGGGCCTTTCCCGGGGTGAAGTTTAACTCGACGTTCCACACATTTACATTTCCGAGCGGCTCAAAAATCCGCTTTGGTTCATTGCACAGAACGCCGGAACGGACAAAGTACCAGGGCAAACAGTATGAGTTTATCGGCTTTGACGAGCTGACGCATTTTAACTATAACGAATACTCATACTTAAAGTCCAGAAACCGCGCTAACGCGCCCGGAATGAAAGTTTATATGCGTTCTACGGGTAACCCCGGAGGAATTGGGCACGGATGGGTGAAAAACTACTTTGTCAGGGCGGGAACTCCCGGTCGGACGGTTTGGCAGAAAGACGAGGTTATGACGCCCGACGGCAAAACATTGACGTTTTGGAGCTCAAAGATATTTATTCCGTCGAGGGTTTATGACAACAAAATACTGCTCAATAACGATATTGAGTACCTGAAAAGGCTTGCTTCTCTCCCGGAGGCGGAGAGGAAAGCACTGCTTGACGGTGACTGGAACATTTTTGCAGGTCAGGTTTTCACAGAATTTGAAAACGTGCCCGAAAACTACAGCTCGCGGCGCTGGACCCATGTTATTGAGCCGTTTAAAATCCCCACCGGCTGGAAAGTAATCAGGAGTATGGACTGGGGATTTACAAAGCCGTTTTCGGTTGGGTGGCACGCTATTGATTTTAGCGGCCGATATTACAGAATCAGGGAGTATTACGGCTGTCAAAAGGACAGGCCCGACACGGGAATAGAGAAGAACGCGGAGAGCGTTGCAAAGGATGTTGCAGAGATCGAGCGCGGCGACCCGAACCTTGCAGGACGCAAAATTTCGGGCGTTGCGGATCCTGCCATATTCACAAAGGAGAGCAACGGAACAAGCATTGCCGACACGTTTATGAAATTCGGAATTTACTTTGAGCGGGGAAGCAATGAGAGAATTGCGGGTAAAATGCAGATGCACAACAGATTGGCGTTTGACGACGACGGTGTGCCGATGTACTACGTTTTCAATACCTGCAGGGATTTTATACGAACCGTGCCTGATTTGGTTTACTCCGAGATAAAGGTTGAGGACGTAGACACAAAGCAGGAGGATCATATTTACGATGAAGCGAGATACGCTATTATGACAAACACTATCGCGCCGAGAATGAGCGTTAAGCCGCCGCCGAGATTATACAATCCGCTTGACGTGGATTACGGCGTGATGAAACGATATGTGAGGTAGAGTTATGGCAAGAAGAAAAATAGTTGACAGCGAGGGGTTTCATATTCCCGTGAAACAGGAAAGGTCATATGCTGAGAGCGTGCCGTCGATTGCTGAGCAGCGGCCAAAAGAGGAAAACGCTGCACAAGCGCAGCAGAACAATGACAATTCCGACGAAAACGCAGCGGCAAAGAAGCCGATAGGCAAAGAAGAAGTTTCCGAAATGCTCAGTGAGCTGAGAAAATACATATCAAGCAAGGCTCCTTACGACGAGAGATACAAAAACAACTTTGACACCTACACGCTGCTGTATACGGACAACAATGTGCTCAAGAGCGAAAAAGGCAAGGACAACGGAGTTATTAAGCGCAGACGCGGCGCTCAGACGCTAAAGGTTATTTTGAATAAGCACGCTGACGCAATGGATAACTACCCTGAGGCTGTATGTCTGCCGCGTTCTTCTGACGACGAAGAAACGGCAAAACAGCTCACTTGCGTGCTGCCGTGCATTTTGGAGAGAAACAAGTTTTATAAAACGTACAACGACGCGTCAACCGACGCGCTTGTTGGCGGCGCATACGCGGTAAGCGTTACATGGGACCCCGACCGCGACGGCATAGGTGAGGTGTGTGTGAGACGTGAGAACATACTCAACCTGTTTTGGCAGCCGTTTATTGAAGATATTCAGCAGTCAAAGTATTTCTTCAACGTTGAAATGATGGATATTGAAGCGGCGAAGAAAGCTTACCCGGTGCTTAAAGACGTTGCGGCGGACGATTTGGGCATTGAAGAATTTAAAACCTACGACAACAGTAATAAAAGCCAGGGAAAGGCGGCTATTGTTGACTGCTATTATAAGCGCGGCGGCGAGGTGCATTTGTGCAAATTCTGCGGTGAAACGCTTATTTCCGCGAGTGAGAATGAGCCTAATGAGTACCCGAAAGGATATTATATCGGCGGCGAGTACCCGTTTATTGTAAAGCCGCTGTTCAGACTGCCCGAAACGCCTACGGGATTCGGGTTTATTGACATCTGCCGCGCTCCGCAGGAGTATATGGACGAATTAAAGCTCGATATGCTCAAAAATATCAAAGTCAACAGCAAAACAAGGAACCTAAAGCATAGCAACGCCGGGGTCAACGACGAGGATTTGCTTGACCTTGACCAAGAAATGATTGAGGTTGACGGAGTACCGCTTGATCAGGCGATACGTCCGCTTGAAACAAAGGATATTGCTCCGGGGGCTCTGAGCGTTTACAGCTCCTTAAACGATGAGATCAAAGACACTACAGGCACTAATGACGCGGCGAACGGCGCAAGCGCTGCGGGAGTTACCAGCGGAAACGCAATTGCCGCGCTGCAGGAAGCGGGCGGAAAAATAAGCCGCGATATCAACAAAATGGATTTCTTTGCGTTTACCGAGATTTGCAACATGATAATTGAGCGCATGAGGCAGTTTTACACGCCCGGGCGAATGTTCAGAATTATTGGTGATGACAAAAAGGTTGATTACATTGAGTTTGACGGCAACGGCCTGAGGGAACAAAAAATCGAAGTTGAGGGATCTGACGATGATTTCTTTAGACTGCCGATATTTGATATCGAGGTAAAGGCACAAAGAAGCAATCCGTTTACAACAGCGGCAAACAATCAGATGATGATTGACATGTTCAATATGGGGCTTTTTAATCCTGACAACACTGACGCGGCGTTGGTTGCGCTTGAAGGGATGAGCTTTGAGGGCAAAGACAAAATCATTGAGATGCTGAAAAAGAACAAAACGCTTGTTGACGCGGTCAACGATTTAAGTCAGCAGTTGCAGATGAGTCAAACGATGATAAGCGAGCAGACAGCTCAGCAGGCGGCTCAGGAAATGCCGCACGAGAAAACTGCGCAGTTTCCCGTCAACGTACCGCAGGGGGCTAAGTTATGACGATTATTGAGTCAATCGGTGACAGAAAGACACACGACATAACGATTATGGGGCACAGCACACATGATGTTTGCGTTGCGATCAGTGCGCTTACAAATGCCCTTGTACAATATGCGGAGGAATATTCGGCTAAGAACAGTGAGTTTAATGCCGAGATAAGCAGATATGAGCGCGGCGAGGTGAGGATTCATATTGAGTACGGCCATGCACTGCATTTTCTATATTTTGGCTTGGGGGCAGCGGCAATTATTGCCGGGTTTAAGCTGTATGAGCATAACTACCCCGACGAGGTAAAGTATGTAGACGCAAAACAGATTAAAAACAGTTTATAATTATTTTAAACGCTGAGGGAGTTGTGACCCCGTAAGCTGGCACGGCGGAAAGACGTCTGTATTATGACACCCCGGAAAGACGGGCAGGAGGCATCTATGCAGTACAGAAAAATCATTATGAACCTTTTTGACGGTGACGGCGCGGGCGACGGCTCGGCAGACGGTCAGTCAGGTTCGGGCGGCGAAAGCACAAAAACCGCTTTATCTCATAGAACGGTTGCCAGAGGCAGAGAGCTGGGGCTTGACGATGATTTACTCGAGGATTATCAGAAAGCGTTCGGCGGAGATTCTGACGGCGGCACCGAAAACAAAACTACTGATGAAACAAAACAGGAAGCAGAAACCGAGGAGGACCTGGACAAGGAGTTCCGCGAGCTGACCGAGGGTAAGTACAAGGACAGCTACAAAAGGCAGATGTCAAGCGCCATTAAGAACCGGCTGACAAACTCCAACAGGGAGAACAAAGAGCTCAGGCATCAGCTTGAAAAAAGCGACAGGATACTAAAGATGCTTGAGGGCAAGTATGAGCTTGACCCGAACGACCCCGACGCGCTGTATAAGGCTGTTAAAGAGGACAGCGATATTTGGCGCGAAAGAGCTATTTCAACGGGCGGCAGCATTGAGGAAGCGGTCAACGCATTTGAGGACGCGCAGCGCCAGGACAGCGAACACAGGGAGCTTGAGGAATACCGCAGGCAGGAGAGAGTGAGAGCGCTTGACGCAAAGTTTGAGGAGCTGGCGGCTCAGACCGCCGAGAAGTATCCTGATTTTGACCTCAAAGCGGAGTTTGAGAATCCGAAGTTCAGACAGGCTCTTGATGTTATTGCCCAGAGCAATGCTCAGCGCAACGAGCAGAGCGGCAGAAACGACGAAATTTACGATTTGACCTACGCTTACGAGCTGGCGCATGCGGACGAGCTGAGGGATAACGTGATCAAACGTTCAAGCAAGGCAACGGCGAGCGCATACGCGCAGACAATTGCCGCAAACAGGAACCGCATTAAGGAAAACGCAACTCACGGCTCAGGTCAGACGGAAACGAAAGTTGACATCATGAACATGAGCGACGAGGATTTTGACCGCATGGTGCGCGATATCAAGAGCGGAAAGAGAAAAATTCCCGGTTAATGTTTCCGGAAAGGAAATTTATGAGTAAATACAGAAAGATTATTATCAACCTTTTTGACCAGACTGTTGACGCCGGCGGCGTTAACCGCAGCAACGGTTACGTTGTAAACGCCTACGGCAACACGGTGGACACTTCGGGCAACGATTTCACGCCCGAAAAGGCCATTTATTATTACCGCGTGTTTCTCAAGGAGTATGAGGGCAAGCAGGTGCACGGACAGTTCGGCGAAAAGCTGACATATCCCAAGCACAGCGGTAACGTTATCAACATCAGAGGTATGAGCCCTTATCCGACAGCTACAACCCCGCTGCAGGAGGGCGTTACGCCTAAGGGCAATCTGATGAATTTCTACTACATTGAGGCTACGGTTGAGCAGTACGGCGCGTACACAATGATTACGGACTTTGCAAGATTTGCAAGTAGGGACGACGTAATTACAAAGGACGCGGAAGCACTGGCAAGTCAGGCGGGCAGAACCATTGAGGAGCTTGACCGTGAGATGCTGAACTCCGGTCAGAGCGTAATTTACGCTCCTGCAGTTGCTTCTGACGGTACTGTAACCGAGGTCAACGCAAGAACCGGAATTACAAACCTTTCGAAGTTCTCTATCGACGTTGTTTTCCGCGCTGCTAACTACCTTGAGATGCAGAACGCGGAAACAATTGACGGCTGCTATGTTGCGATTGTACATCCCAACGTTAAGTACGACATCATGAGAAATGATGAATTCATCTCTATTGTCAAGTACCAGCACCCCGAGAGAATCTTCAAGGGCGAGATCGGCACAATCGGAAACGTAAGATTTGTTGTAAGCACATACGCAAAGGTTTTTGCAAACGCAGGCGCGACTATCAGCGGAAACAACAAGTATGACGTTTACTCAACGCTTGTGCTCGGCAAAGATGCTTACAAGATCCTTGAAATCGAAGGCGAGGGACTTCACACCATTATTAAGCCTGCAGGTTCGGGCGGCACAAGCGATCCGCTTGACCAGAGATCAACACAGGGTTGGAAAACAACTCACGGTGTTGTTATCACAGGCGAAACAAGCATGGTGCGCGTTGAGTCGGCCGCTACGCTTAATACAGTTACAATGAGTAACGAAACACTGCTTGCGGCGGCTATGGCTGCGCGTACAGCTTAGCAGGAGGTAAATAATGCCTAAGACTAAACAGGCGGCTGAAACACAGGACGCCGCAACAAAGGAAACAACCGAATTAACCGAAGCGAAAGTTCCCGAAATGGTGAGCGTTCCCGCGGAGGAGTTTGAAGCGATGAAAGAACAGCTTAAAATGCTGTCGAGCTTTATGACAAGCGAAAACCGCTTTAAGTCAGCCGAGGACAAGAAGCTTGAGGAGGAGCGCAAGCTTCTTGAAAAGGTTAAAGCCGCAAACAAAGCGGCTATGGAAAAGGTAAAAATCCACGTTGAAAAGGGTAACCTCAAGGGCAACAAAAACGCCGAGGTTGCTATTAACGGCGTTCAGTTTGTTATTCCGAAAGCAAAGGACGAGATGGTGCCGCGCTGTGTTGCCGAGGTGCTTGAGAACGCCGAAAGACAGAAAAACGCTGCATACGCGATGCAGGAGGAAAAGGCCGAGGAGTACAACAAGGCTGTAACTCAGGGTGCGTTCGGCGGCGGTTATTCTGTAAACGCGGAATAAAATACGATATCCAGGATAGATTTGGTAATCTCCTTATGTTGAATT